AGTTTGGCCGCACAACCGCTGCCTCAACCTTGGCGGTGATAGAGTTGGCTGTCGTGGTGAGCGTTGACTGTGAAACGTAATCTTTCTCAACGGACTTCACACGCCCCTCGATGCCGTCAACGGTCTGCTTGAGTATTGTCAAGCTACCTTTCTCACCGACAATAGCCTCAATCTTATCGGCGTTTTGCGTGATGAGACTCTCGCCGTTTTCGTCAGTAATCATCGACTTGATTTCGCTCGCCGTCTGCGTGATTTTGCTCTCGCCGTTTTCATCGAACACTGCCTTGCTGATGCCGTTAACGGTGGTAGTGAGCTTTGTTAGGCTACCCTCTTTGCCGACAATAGCCTCAATCTTATCGGCGTTTTGCGTGATGAGGCTCTCGCCGTTTTCATCAGTAATCATCGACTTGATTTCGCTCGCCGTCTGCGTGATTTTGCTCTCGCCGTTTTCATCGAACACTGCCTTGCTGATGCCGTCAACGGTGACTTTAAACTCGCTTAGCTTGCCGTTTAGCCCGTTTTTGCCCTCAACCACGCCAAGTATTTGCTCATCCGTCACCTCAAAGGTGGCGGTGCTCTTGATGTAGTCTGATAGCGTCTGCCTGTTGCCGTTTTCGTCAGTGACCAACAACCCGTCTTTGGCAATCACTTTTAGCACGCCTTTCAGGTACGCGCTCTGCGCGTATAGGCCATAGCCTTGCAGCGCGCCAAAATCGCTATCATTGATGCCCTCTAAATCGCCTAGAGTGGCTTTCTCGCGCCCCTCCAGTGTGGTATCGTCTACGCCGTCATACAGCACGATGCGTGGGCCAACGTTGTCGCTAACCGTCAGCAGCATCACCGCTTGGCGCGCCTCATCTTCCGAGCCGCACAGCACCACCGTGTCACCCTCTTGCGGCGGAGTGATGCCCGCTGTGCTGCTGCCGTCTACGTTATCCAAAATAAGTGTTCTGCCGCTTATCTCGCGCAGATATAGCCAACCTGCGCGCTGCTCGTAGCTGTTCGCGCTGAAATCAACTGCACTCCAACGCACATAGTCACCCTCTTGAAACTGCATATCTTTGTCTTGCAGCACAATCTGAATTTCGCTGCCCGTGTTCCTTGCTGATGCAACCGTGCCGTGTGCGCGGCTGATGAGCAACCCAAGCGACACAGTGTTGAGCTTTTCGTTTACAAGCGTGATAGCGTGCAAGCCCTCGCGCACATACACATTGTCGAAGTAGGCATTATAGCGGTTGCCCTCTTTCAGCACGCCCGCGCCCTCACCTATGGCGGTGAGCGAGTTGGTGAAATCTGCCGTGGCAAATTTCTCCGCCGTTACGCTCTCACTTGCCGTCACCGTCTTGGCCGACACACTGTTGCTAGCCTCAACATCGGTGGCACTCACCTCGCCGCTAGCCTCAACATCTTTGGTTGACACCTTGGTGACTATGGTTGCAGTGTCTGCCGACACATCACTTGTAGCCTTGACGTTCTTGGCCGACACATCACCGCTCGCCGTCAGGTTCTTCGTGCTCGTATCGCCGCTGACGGTGGCATCACCCTTGATTGTGGCATTGCCGCTAGCCGTCAGCGTCTTTGTTGACACGCTCTCACTTGCGGTAACAGTCTTTCCGCTGACGCTCGTTGTCGCTTCAACGGTGTTACCCTTGACGCTTTTCGTTGCCTCAACAGTGTTGCCCTTGACCGCGCCCGTGGCTGTTACACTACCCGCAGTCAGCGCATTGCTGATAGCCGCGCTGTCACCGCTCACCTCGCCGCTTGCCTCAACGCTCTCAGCACTCACCTTGCCGCTGATTGTGGCCGAGGCAGCGCTCACGCCCTCCGTGGCGGTGAGCGTCTTGGCCGACACGCCCTGTGTGGCCGTCACCGAATTGTGCGTAACATCGCTGCCCGTCTTGACCGCTTGGTCTAGGTAGTCGCTGAAATGACGGCCATCCCACTTGTCGCTGTCATCGGCATAGTCTGCCTTGGCCGCATGGTCTGCCTCATCAGCACTAGCCGCGTGTGTAGCCTCATCAGCACTAGCCGCGTGTGTAGCCTCGTCAGCGGAGGTGGCATGTTCAACATCGGTGATGTTGATGCTATCTATTTCTTGGCGCACACGCGCTGCTGAATATACATTGCTATCAGTAGCGGTTGTTGTGCTGTCATACGAAGTTATCACTGTTAAATTTGAGGCTGTGCCGTCAGTTACGACTGAGAAATTGCCGCCCGAACTTGCAGTTCCCGACACAACGGTAACTGAGGCCGCGCTTTGCTGTTCACGAATTGTTTTAACGGCATATTCTAGTGCAGAAAGATTATCTGAAATTGTCTGCGTTTTTGAATACGATGCTTTCTCGCCAACGGTATATTCGGGAGTGTTGTATATCTTATCAAGATTGAATTCAAATCCGATGATGCGACTATCGCGATATGGCTCATTATTGCCAAAATATCCGGCGTTCAGTAAGCGCACATGTTGTCCGATATGCGCATTTAAAAACGAGTTTTCCGCTGCTTCAATTTCTGAAAGTGTTGGGCAATATGTGGTGGCCTCGTTGCCTTTTTCAATCTTGAGGCTACGAATAACAATACTTGCACATTTGCCGTCAAGCTCTGCGATATTGGATAGTGAAAGCAATATTTTTGCCGTTGAGTTTTCAGTTGCGCTTCCCCCTATTGTTGCCGTTCCTTTCAAATGAAAAACGCCGTTTTTTGCAACCGAAGCAAATTCGATGTTGCCATAGCTACCCCCCGCTTTGAGCGCGAGGTTGGCATTGCTAGCGGAAAAATCACAATTCGTTATTTCAATAATAGCTGAGATTGTCGCTGTGTCACCGGCGGCAAATCCGGTGGCAGTGTAAAGCTCTATCGAATTGCTGCCGACAATTTGCTCTGCGGTAAAATACAAACGTTGGCGCGTTCCACTCGCTAGGTTCGGCGATACGGCAGCAATGTTTCGATAAACACTTTTGCCGCTTGCAAAATCACTCATCGCCTTGCAAGTGTAAGCATTAGCATCTATATTAGCCTTTTCAACATATAGCTGTGCGGTTTCTTTCAACTCTTGTTCGGCTTGCTCAACAAGCACCTCGTCAACACATGCGCAGTCAAAATTCACTAGCGTAAACTCATCGCCGACGCATGGGTGCATGAATTCATTAGGCACATTACGGTTGCTATCACGCACAATTTCAAAGTATGTTTGAGCTACGCCGTTAGCGTCTTTGATGCGTTTAACTGCGACTTCAAAAGTCCACCCATTTAGCACACCACCGTTAGCATTTTTGTAGCTCCCAACATCGCTATCACCGGTTTTAACGGTTGTTCCGTCTGCGCGAATATCGCCAACTTCCCATTTAGCCGCTTCGCCAAAAGTGATTGAAAGAGTTGTTCCGTCAATGATATATGAATTGCTCCAAGCTCTATTCAGAAATTGGGTGCCAAGCACTTGATAGGCGGTGTATGATTTTGTAACCTCGATGCCATTTTCATCATCTTGTTGATATGTGCGCGTGACTTCTTGAATAGCCGTTACTTCATCGTTTGAGCGTGGGAAAACATCCTCAAACACAACAGCATCTTCAATAGCTTCTTGTTCGGTCATACCCTCACGTAAATCAACATACGGCAAGCCACTTTCGGGTAGCATAAGGTGATTTTCAACAACACCATATTTAATGATATTTGAACTTTCATCGCCTAGTCGCGATGTAAAGTAAGACGCATTTACAAAACCATACAGCAAATCACTGCTGCTCACGGTGAAAGTATCGCCATAGCGAATATCCATTGCGCCGCCAATCGCCGTAAATTTGCCTGATGCGAACATACAAATGCTTTCTTTGCCGGTGCGCAAATTCGTGACATGAATATTGTTGACCTCGGTGCTCTCAGTGAAACCGATGCTAAAAGTAGTCTGTGCAAGTGTTACCTGAATTTCCGCTGTTTGAGTTTGGTCAAAAGTAGCATCAATAATTAAAGTGACACGAAATTCTGCTGAATATAGTTTCTCGCACTCAAATTCAAACGGGCTATCAAAGTTGAAATTTTCCGCTGTCACTTTCACTGCATCGCGCCCACCGGCAAAGCTGACCGCTCGCGAATATGTTTTCAATATCTTGAGTGTGTCATCTGTGTAGCCAACAATGGCGAACGTTATTTCACCATTATTGAGTGCTGCGCCGTCTGAATTCGTAATAAGCTCAATGGCAGGTGATAACGAGGCAATCGCATAGGTATATGCACCGGCGGGCAAATCACCAAGCGAGAGTGTAAGAACGGTGTGTGTGTTGTCCGGCTCGCTGCTCTTGAGCTGCGCACGATATGTGGTCGCTGATGATAATATGTTATTTTCAGCCTTATAGTCAACAAGCTCGCCGGTGTTAAACCATGATGAGCGCAATGTGCGGCTGCTGTCTGAAAAAACACTGCCGCTGACGCTATCTGCTGTAAATATCAAATCTTTGCGATAACGTGAAGATATATTTTTTGTCGAACCAAAAGCAAGTATGCGAGTTGCTTGACTTTCGCCTGAATTGCTTGCCGACATATCCTCAAGCTCAAAACCGCGCTCCCATATCACATAATCATCGGTTGTTGTATCATCGCACTTGCCGAAATATATCACATTGTCATTAATCCACCACTCACAATCAAATGCCTCGGCAATATCGCTCAGAGCATTGAGAATTGAACTTTGAGAATAAGAAACTGTCTGTGCTGATTTAATAACATTACTTTGAATGATACACTGCCAATTCTTCTTTTCTGTTTGGTTACAAAAAAGATACAATGGGTTAACCGCTGCTGATACTTCTGCGCCGGTGGTCTGCACTAGTATCTGCGTTGATGCTTCTTGTGTTGTTTTTATCTGAAAGTTCGCTGCCTTGCTTGCTGTGTAAGCGAGTGTATTGAGCGAGTGAAGCACTTGTTGCGCATGAACATCTATTGTTGATGTTAGCGACCATGTGCACTCTTGCCCGCCGTTTTGCGGTTGAAATTTGTGCAACTTGTTGCGCCATTTTTGGTATTGAGCTTCCATTTTTAGCTCATAATCATAGCCTGGCGTTGATGATGAGGGCGAGGGTTGTTGTTGCAACTGCACAATCTCAAATCGGCCTAGATAAATATCATTATCTTTGGTATCTTGGCTGACAATATCGGCATAATCACCAACGGCAAAAGCAATAGGTGATAACACTGAAAATTTCAGCGTCACATAATCATCTCCCATTAGCTTAAAGACACGCTTTGAACCGGCGTTAATCGGCGTTGAAAAACGCTCTTTGCCACTAACTGAATATATTGTTATCTCTTTAGCTGTCATGTTTCTTATAAGATTTTAGAACGATTGTCAGGGTTGGGTTCAATAAGCGTAATTCTCAGCACGGCAGTTGATAGCACGCCGTTTTTGTAAAACTCAGGCGTTTCTGCTTTTGTCAATATAAGATTATACACCGTGCCAAGCGCCGGAATTGACCATGCACAGATGCCGTCAGCTGCGGCAACGCAGAAAGCATCTAGTTTATCCATGCAAGTAACCTTGTCTTTTTGCGTTGTTACAATCGAAATCGTAAGCTCACGCTGCTTCTTGCCACGCAAACTCTCTTGAAGCTCCACGATGCGCGTTCCGCTTTCGTTGTTCGATGTATTTGACACAGCATCTTTATATTCAACTGCGGCGGCAAATGCTTTATATGCGCCTTTAAGTAAAAGCACCCCATACTCGGTGAATATATTCTTGCTGTTGAGGCTTGTTCTTTGTTGTATCATAGCTAAAGATTTTTTGTGTTTTTATCAATATTATTGAGGGCGGCTAGCATCGCCGGCAGATTTGATGTGTAGTTTTCGATTTTGGCAAGATGCGTCGCACTTGTTTGCTGAATTTCAACACTCTGCGCTATGCCTTTCGCTATCGATGATGTATCAACACTTATCAGTTGCACGTTTGATAATAGCTGCGCGGCGTTAATACTCTGCGCCTCAACTTCTTTGCGTATTGCTTCGCCGGCGATTTGCAGAGCTGTGAAGCGGCCGTTAAGCTCATCGGCTTGAACGCTGCTCATCGCCTCAACGCCTTTTGACGATGATGTTGTACTGCTTGTTATATCATAATCAGTAATTTGTGCCATTGCATCGCGAACGTCAAGTGCTTCGGCAGCCATTTCTTCATAGGCTGTGCGTAATCGCGCTACGTCGCTGCTTGTCAGGCCTCCGGCTTGCATTGTCTCGGCAAAATCATCATACCATGCTTGCAGTCTATCACCCATTGTTGAGGTTACATAATTCGTCAATGCCGCTTGCATGAATTTTTTGTTGACATCTTCAACAAAATCGTCAACATCGGCATCCATACTCATAAGTGCTTCAGAGAATGAACTTGTTAGGCTATCGAATGAAAAACCGGTTGCTTTTTCCTTGAGGCTGTCAAGTATGGTGTTGGCGTTATCTTCATAGTTGATAATTTGCTCAAATGCTTGTTGAACGGCATCTGGAAGCTCTGCCCATAGAAAATAAAAATTTTCTTTGATATTTGATAGTTGCTCGCCGCTTAGTTCAGTCAGCCATGTTAAACGAATATCCTTTTTTATCGAGTTATAGTCAATCCCAACACTTTCGGCTATCTCTTCGATATAATCTTTCCAAGCATATTCGCTGTCACTCCCCTTATAAGCACGAACACCATACGAGTGTTCACCGTAGCTTGCGCCCGCGTTAAGCGTGGTGCTTGCGATTTCTCTAGCGTTTTCAACGCTTTTATTTAATGCTTCAAGTGCTCGGTCTGCGTAGCTAATGGCATCAACAAGCGTGGTTGCTGATTTAGCTATTTTACTAATAAGCGTTTGCATATTATCGCTCAAAGTCTGCATTGCAGTCTGCAATGAATTGAGCTTTATCTGATAATACTCAGTGCTATCTGTGGCTGCATCTATCGCCACTGCCACTGATGCTAATGACGCTGCGGCATTTTGAGCTGCACTTGTATAGTCATTATTGCCAATATCAGACATTGCAGCACCCGCGCTATTGAGTGCGGAATAAACATTGCTCATTACCTTGGTGGCTGTTGAGCTGCCACCAATAGTTGATAGTAGCGATTGTCCGTTGCCGCCGATACTAGAGAACTGAAAACCTAAACTTGAGATTTGGTTTCGCCATTGACTTTCTTGTTGCTGTTGCTGCTGCACGTTGCGATAACGCTGCGAGGCGGTTTGTTGATTTTTCGCCGCCATTTCGCTCTGCGCACTTGCTGCTGACAGTTCAGATATAGTGTCAAGAATTTTATCTTTGACTGCCTGAGAAATAGCATTACTTGATGATACCGCTTGCACAATGGCTGTTGTGTCGGTCGTATCAGCTTTCAAACCTGCCGCCTTGAGTTGGCGTTGCAGTTGAAATTGTAGGTTTATAACCTTACTTTGTGCAAGCAGTTTCGCTTGAGCTGCGTCTGCTTCCGCTTGCGCTGCATCCGTGAGTTCAAGTTGTAGTTTGCGCTGTTTTTTCAAGTGCTCGGTCTGCAAACCAAACGCTTCGGTGAGAGTATGCTCGTTGCTGACGAGTTGCGCATTGATTTTATCAATCTGCTCGGTGGTGGTTTTATATTGTTCAACTGTTAGGTCTCCGCTACTCAATTTCTCTTTAAGAAATGCCTTTGCATGTTCTAATTGCGAGCGTGAAAGCACACTAATATCACCGAAGATGCTTTGCCAATCAACACTCTGTGCCGTTGCTTGCAACTCTGAGAGTGCCTTGTCACGCTCGGCTTTGAGTTTGAGCACATCGCCAAAATTACCCTCATTTTGAGCGTCAGCGATGCGCGCTGCATACTCTTTCTCAAGCATGATGCGCTTCTCTTGCTGAGTGCCATATTGCTTTATAAAATCGGCAAGTGCGTCAAGCTGTTTTTGATAGGCTTTTTGTGTCTGTTGCTCTTGTTGTTCGTCAGCAGATTTTATTTCTGTGTCATAACCCACGTTAAGGCGCGCCGTAGCCATATACTCAGGCAGCTCTTTTTTGATGCCCTTTTTTAAATCTGCTTGTTGTAGACGCTCTTGCTCATCTTCAAGCGCACGTTCAATCGCAGTTACGCGCTTATCGTGATTTAGCTGAATTTGAGCAAGCTCTTTGCTTAGACCGTCATTACGTTTTGAAATAGCAAGTTGTGTTTCAGCCATGATAGCATCCTCAATGGCGCGCTGCGTTTTCTTAGCTTCTGCTGTAGTGGCATCGCGCTCTGCCTTGCCCGCGCTATGTGCTGATTTCTCTGTTGTTGCCGTAGATGTGAGTTCACTGCGCTCTTTGAGGTGTTTCTCAGCCTCGGTGATTTTATCTTTGAGTTCTTTTGCTTCTTGGGTTTTGAGCTGTGCATCACTCATGGCGTCGAGTGCTTGTTGAGCATCACTGCGCTGCTTTTCCCAAAATGCTTTATTCTGCTTTGCCGATGCTTCACCGCTCTCCGGCGTTTCTGCGTGAACATCTTTGGCGGTTGTTTCAACCGCCATTTTCGTTAGAGTGTTGATTTTCTTGAGTGTATCTTTGTTTTCGCGCTTGAATTTTGCCTGAAAGCGGCGATAACGGCTATCAAACTCATACACCAGGCGTTCATCCGGTGTGCGCTCATCTTTATCTGCTTCACTTTGAATGATAGCACCGGCGAGGTTTACGTTTGTTGCCGCAGCAATAGCTGTTCCGGTTGATATTTTCGGTGCTTTACCTTTTACACCTTTGCTCTTTAGTTGCTTTACACGTGCGCTGTTAGCTGCCAACCACTGTGCCTCATCGTAGTTGTCGGTGCGCCACTCAATAATCGTTTTTTGATTTTCGGTGAGGCTATCTTGTATGCCTTTAGCAAGCGCACTCTCACGAATATCACGTGAGAGTTGGCGATATGCTGCGGCTGCATCGCCAACAAGTATCGTTTCATCTTTGAGTTTTTTGAAATAGTCAGGATACTCGCTTTTCAGTGATTTGACTGCTTTTAGCCGCTCATTCATACTCAGCGCTGCATTTGTGGCTTTTTTGTAGTAAATGTCGAGTTGCGTCTGCTCTTTGGCTATATCATTGGCAACCGATTTAATAGCTTCGCTCATTAGCTTCTTTTCAAGTGAGGCCTCTTTTGCTCGCTTTGCAAAAAGTGCTACGGCGGCGGCAAGTGCTGTGAGTGCTGTTATCACCCAACCAAACATTGGCACACTTTTGATTGCGATGCCTACAGCACGCCATGAAAATGCGTGTGCAGTGTTAGCTGCTGTACCCGCTTCAACTGATGTGTTGAGTGCCGTCTGCGATGCGGCTGCTGATGTGTTGAGTGCTGATGCTTGCGCTTTTTGTGCATTTTCGGCTGTTTCAGCTACAACTTGCTTTGTTGTTTCGGCGGCGGCTTGGGCTTTGGCTGCTGCCCATGCTTTCTCTAGTCTACCAATAACACCGAGGCGAAATGCACTGTCTTTATTCAGGGCGTTTAGCGTTTGCTGTATTCCCATTGAAATACTCATCACGGCTTGCACTTTGAGCATTGCTTTTTGAAGCTCATCATTTTTACTACCAAACAGTGTCATTACACCGGTGGCTGCGGTAAATGCACCCGTAATGCCTTGAACCCCGGATATGACGCCTTGCAAACCGGCATTGTCATGCGAAAGTAGTTTTTTCTGTGTGCGAGCATCACCCATCATATCGGTTAGCTTGGCGCCACGTTCTTGCAAGCGATTATATTCATTTGTACCTCGCAAACCGGCTGCTTCCATTTCTGCTAGCGCAGCGGCGATACCTTTAATTTCAGAGCGCAATGATGCGCTCTGATTATTGATTTTTGACGTATCAATCTTGTTAAGTTCATCGCTTACTTGAGCAGCTTTGATGCGCTGCTCATCGAGCACTTTGTTGATTTGTTGGCGAGCATTACTCTCAGCGTCGAGTTTTGAAATTTTGGCACTAATAGTATTTAGTTCAGAGGAATTGTAATTGCCTGAGCGTCGCACTTGCAAAGCATCACGCTGCTTGTTTAAGCGTTCAAGTGCGCGCTCATTTTCAGCGGCGAACTTTGAAATGTTTTCTGATGTGCTTGCAAGTGTGCTTCGCAGTGTCGCGATTGCATCTTTGCTTTTGAGTGTGCCTTTAGATAAACGCTCAGACATTTGTTCAATGGCAGATGCATTCTTATCAACGCTGCCCTTTATTTCATCTAGCGAACGAAGCATTTCACTTGCCGAACGCTGTAAATCACCGGTGTTGATTGTAAAGCTCGCACCGAGTATATCGTCATTTTCTGCCATTGCTTATACTTTGATTAACTTGATTAAAAACTTTTGTTGTGTTCACTTTTCTGTGAAAGCAGCCTACATTAGCGACATAAACAATTCATCCATGTTATTATATCTGCGCCCATGTTTCGGTGGTGTGGCTATGACTGCTGTTTTTGCACGCTGTTGTTGCTGCTCAACATGCTTGGCTATTTGAGCAAGCTCATCTTCTTGCTCTGTGGTAGGCACGCCGCCGGTTTCTTTCCCTTGCTCATCGAACGGCTTAATTCCGGGAATTGCGCGGTTCAGCAAAATAAGCGTCAAGTAACTACGGCGGTTGAGTACCTCATCATAGCTCATGCGAAAATATTTCATCACTCCGCCAATGAAGCCCCACGGGCTGTCGGAGAGGGAATATTCGTCATCTTCGTCACTGCTTTCACTCCTTTTAGGAAAGTGATATTTGTCAAAAAAAAAGCGGGGTCGATTGATTGTGTCCCAAAACGAATTATCTGCGCATATTTGTCTATTGTCAGGTTGTGGCGAATATATGCGCCAAACACAATTCGCATTATAGGCGAACGAAAAATCATTTGAACTGCAAAACGAGAGCAGAGGTGCGCATCGCGATAACGGTTGAGCATTTCTGCAACAACGTTTATCTTTTCATCTTCACCCCAATCAGGCACGCTGATGTGCTGAATTGTGGCACCAATAGTGTAGAGCTGCGCTAGTGTCATCGGTTTGATATAGAACGGTAAAACGCCTATTCTAACCCAAACACCTCGTTCGGTTACAGTATCGCTGACTTTTCGATTTTTACCCATAGCTTTTATTGTTTTTTTTGAATTAGTGAATGATTGAACTAATAAATATCAAGTGTAAAGTATAGTTGCGGCAGCGGGAGTTGAACCCGCATCATTCGGCGTAATGGGTGTTTCGCCGCGCTCTGCCATTAAGCTATGCCGCTACGCGCAAATTGCACGTGAAATGGACTGATTTTATAGACTTGAGTAGTCAAATATTTATGCGGTGAGGAATTTCCAACGTGCGCCGGCGATTTCTTTGCCGTTAGCATCAAGTAATGCTTGTTTTGTGCAAGTAATCGTAAAGTTTGGAAAACCGCTCTTGCCGATTGTCCCGGCTTTAACAACAGTGGTTTTCATGTTCGCCCACTCATATTGTTTTGCGCGGAATTCTGTGCCCAAAGTTTTTGTGATAACCTGAACGGCTTGGTTGGCAAGTTTAAAACCCGGAGTTTCTGTAAGCCATCCCGAACTGTCTGATGCTGCTGCGTAGCCGCATAGGTACTTGTATGTCGCCTCACCCATATCGTATGTTTGAATAACGAACCCTTTCGAGCCTTTGTCGCTCTCAAGCGTGGCGTAATACTCATCCATATCCTCAACCTCGATGTTGGTTTCTGAGGGTGCTGCGTCGTTGAAGTTGAAATTATCTTTGACCATTGCTATAAGCGAAAATGCGTCATCCCATGATGTGGGGAAACCGTTTGCTACGGCTTGTTGAAATTTAACCGATGCAAGACCATAGTCAGCATCCTTGTTAGCAGTGGTTGTGGTCGTTGTATTGCTAGTTGCCATAATAGTTTGATACTTTTACTTTGTTATTAATGAAAAAAGTATTGTCAGTGTCTTTCATTGGCTGACTATCACAAATGCGAGAAAATTCAGCACCGCCAAGCATTAGATATTCATCTTGATTTTCAATCGCCTCAACATGGCGCGGAACTACACGTTCAAAGATTTTTTGAAGTGGCTGCAAGCGCAGCGTGTCAGGTTCGCCTGATGGGAGTGCCGGAGCGTGAATATTGACATTGACAGTATTGCGCGCATAGCCCGCGCTAAACGGCAAAGCATTCACACACACATAGCAGCTCTCAGCATTCAGCGCCGTTTGCTTTTCAAATTTGAAAACCGGCACAGCAGCATCTTCATCCAATGCGAGTGAGAATTGCTCTCTGAGATAAATTGCCAAAGCCTCAACTGCCTCTGTTGCATTCATATTGTGCGATTAAAATTTATTGTTAATAAAAATACCCCTCCACAAAATCGATGTTTTGTTTGACTTCGTGAATGTGATAACGATGATATTCTAGCTGTGGCGATGCTTTATTTGACGCGCAGAGCACGTATTTTTTTCGCAATTTCTGCAACATCTTTCTCGCCTTTTGATATTGTCAAGTTTAGCACATTGAAACCTTTTGCCTCTACATAGCGGCCATAATTCATGCCCGCCACGATGATGATTGTATAGCCGCTTTGAGTGATGCGTTCAGGATGTGAAATTGCCCATGCTTGCACTGCTGCGGCTGCGCGTTCACGCCCCGTCTGCGTTCCCTGAGTTGGTGTTAAGATTTCAACTTCGCGGCCATTATAGTAAATGGCCGCTCCGATTGAGGAACGCAAATTCCCGGTTCTATCGGTGTAAGCTCCAAGTGAGCGTGCATCTGCTATTAGAGCATTGCACTCGCCGCGCAAAACATCTATGATGCTTTGACTTGGTTCTTCGCTTTGATAGCGCGCCGCCATTTGGGCGATGCGTTGTTTTGCGCGTTCAAAGCCGGTGCTTTTGCAGTTTATCATAGCCATAAAAGCGTGTATCTTTTCTGTTTTTGAATATCTGCAACCGAGAGCACGGTGTTCAAGCAGTGAGAGTGTGAAACAATATGCACACAATCTCCGCGTTGCAATTCAACGTCTTTTTCAGCATTGGCGATAATAACTGTATATGATGGCTTATATGATATACCATCCTCGCTGCGTGTTACTGAGTGCGTCTTGTTAGTTGTGAGCAAGCATCTGCCAATTCTTCGCTCAACCGTTTTCTGCACAGCATTGAGCGCGGCGTCATACTCAACTCCGTTGCTAACAAGCGATATTTCATCAGTGAAGCGCATTTTTACCAAACGTTCATGTGTTGAATTGTCGGCTCATTATCATCTGAAAGCACTAAGAAAGGCGATAGGTCATTAGCTTGAGCTATTGACCTTATACGCCCTTTTATTTCGGCGGTGGCGTAGCTTTGAGAAACACCACCTGATATACTTTCACTTGACAGAGATATTGCCTTTACAAGCAAAAGCATGCAAGCTACAGCAACCGGGCGTTTTGTTTCTGCGTCATAATCATCTTCGACACTGAGCTGTTCGCACTCTAGGCGCAAGCAAGCATCTGCAAGCGATTTTTCAATGGCTGCATCCGAGAATGAATACGGTTCAATTTCGCCAAGTATAGCTGTTAGTATCTTCATAGCTTCTTACTTTTCAGACAATTTTTCGTTCATTTATCGTTTTTTTTTGACTATTCAGCGTCAGTTTTGAGTATTGAATAGTTGTTCTTTCCGGTAAACACAGGAACAGCGTACATTTCATAATCAACAAAACGGCCGCGGTCGCTGCGCCAATAACCAACAAGGTTGCCATCATAGGTGGCATATACTTTATTGGGTAGCGGGTCAACGCGCTCAAGAGCATCGCTGGCTTTGATTACTGCAACGGTTTCAGCGCATTGGAAAACAACGCGGTTGTCAACGGTCATGTTGGCGGTTGCACCATTAGCGAGTGAAACAAAGCGGTCTTTTTCGATTACGATAGTAGGAAGCAATGCACTCTCAAAATACTCATTGACTGCATCAAGCGAAAGTACGCCAATACCAACAGCGCGGCTCTTTTGGCCAACTTGAGTGATGCCCTCTCTGAGTTTTTTCGTTGCGCACATCTGACGGAAAGTGCGGCGGCTCATACGAATGCGCTGCACAGTCTTGCCTTTAGCTGCCAGGCGGTTAACCTCATCTTCGATGTCTTTAACAGGGTCGGCATTATCTGCGTCTGACCAAGGAACTTTCACGCGGGTAGCGGTGACACCAAGTTCATAGGTGTATGAAACATTTGACTTGGCGTTGTTAGCTGCTGATACTGTTTGAGTGCCGTTAAATAAACCCTCAAAGTAAAGCATATCGATGCGTTTTTGAGGTGCGATGACGGCTTTCTCAAACGGGTCAAACAAATACTTGGCGAGCTTAACACTCTCTGCCTCGCGTTTCTCTTGTGAGTAGCTCTTTGAAAGGTCGTTGAAACGCCCCTCTTGATAGCGAAATTGTTCAAGACGGGCATTGTCAAGTTGCCACTCGTCGGCGATGCGGCTTATTGAACCGGTGAGTTCGCCGGCGGTCGGCATATCGTGTGTGGGTTTACCGGCGTTGGCTGCGATAACCGAGCCAACAGTTGCGGCTGAATATTCAGCTACGATTTCTTGATATGCTTTTGCTGCGCAAAATTCCATTTCAAGACCATCGGCACGCCACTCAGAAACGTATGTTGCAAGCTGCATTGAGTTGTCAACAAATTTCTGAAAATAACCCGGTTCTGTGAGAATTTTCTGCAATATTGAATTGGTTGCCATAATCTAATATTCCTCCTTTCTTAGTTTAGATTTTAAAAGCGTGACGCACGGTCAATGCTTCTTTGATTTCATCGTTAATCGGATAAGGAAGCGAAGCCTCGTCAATTTCGTAGGCTACGAGAGTAACTGCAATGTCAGGCGTTCCTTTCACTGCGGTTGTAGAATAAGCGAGGCCGAGAGTGCCGCTAATTTCTTCAGCGATAACATCACCAATTTTGAGTGCTGCCGAAGTAGCGTCAACGCTGAGAGTATCGTAGGTTTCGCCCTCTGCAATGGCTGATACCTTTGCTCCGGCAATAGTATCACCGACAACTATGGCTGAGCCTTTTTCAATTTTGATTGCTGTTGCACCTTTAGCTGCGGCCTCTGCAACTTTTGCTGATTTCAAAAGATTGGCAATGCCGCCGGCGATGCTGATGACTGCACCTTTCGCAATATAGCGAAGTGAAGTAGGCAGATTAGATGTGTTGATAGTGAAACCGCCTTGGCGTGTCACACACGATTTTTCATCCCAACTACCCTCTGCAATTTCCTTTTGAGTTGTGTCTTTGTAAAACATTTTCTAAGGATTGATTTGAGATTTTGCAGGCTTGTTTTTCCAATTTAAAGATTTGCACATGCGCCATTTGGCGTGCAATTTACCCCTGATTTTTAAGGTTTAAAACTAATTCGCAAAGTGGCTTCCAATACCCCTACCACTTACATGTTATCAGATTTCTCTGCCCGGTTAGGCAATTATTTCTTGGTTGTCGCTTTTTTAGCGGCATTTTCAAGCGAGCGCATGAAGTCGTCTGCATCACTTCCGCCCCCGCCATTTCCGGGTGGTTCGGCAAACTCGCCACTGCGCTTGTAAAGCTCTTGCTTCGCCTCTGTCCAATCTTTTTCAATTTGGGCAGCAGTTGTTTCAAGATTTTCTTCTTTATCGAGCGTGTAATGCTTGCTAAACCATTTCGGCAAATCTTTTACTCTGCTGTCATTTTGGAGCAGTGAGTTAAGCCTGTTGGCTTCGTCGGCCGCTGCACGTGCTTTCTGTTGTTCATCAACTTGTTGTAAGCGTTTCTGTTGCTCATCAAAGGCTTTTTGGATATTGTCGAGATAGGCTTTGAGTTCAGGCGAGATGCCCTGTAGTTGTGGTTGCGGTTCAGGCTTATTTCCCTCATTGCCGCTGCCCGTGTTTTCTCCGCCTTTAAGTAACTCTTTTGCTTTCTTCGGGTCAATCCAATCTTTGAATTTCGCCTCGGTGCGCGCTGTTGCTGCTGTGTCAGCCGATGATATAGCACTTTGCAAGTTCGCTGCATAGGTTTTGAGAATACTGCTGTCAGCTTTTACAGCATCATTCAATTCATCATCCGTTGCAGCATCGCTGAAACCCTTGAGTGTGATATAAAAATCAGCAAGGTTTTCAATTTCCTTTGCTTTCAACCCTCTATCAGCTACTAGAGGTTTGATTGCGGCTACAATTTTCTGCTTCATAAGACTTTTTGTTTTGTTTTGAAATGAAAATTTTTTCTTTGCGGCAAAGATAATAAAAAATTCTTTTGAAGTTTGTATTTGTTGAAATATTTTTTGCTATTTGTTTGTTCGATGCAAACTTTGTTGAATTTTCAAGTGTATTTTTCTTAAATTTAAAAGTTTTTAAAAATGCAGATTGCTTAATATTACAATACTGATAGTATTAAAATTGAATATCTAAATTTATATTATATTAAAAATAAAATAAATATATTATTATTAGCTTGAGGTAGCCTATAGGTTGGCTATATTTTGGCTAGCGTTTGGCTAATTCCTTACCGCGCTAAAGCGCGCTTTTTTTTTATTTTTTAGAGAATATTATTTTTTAATTTTAGATTACAATTTAGCATATTCTAAATTTAAAAATTCGCTTAAATGCTGATAAATAAAGCGTTTTGTAAAAAAATTAAACACTAAAGTTTTGGCTTTTTGGTGGCTAGCGTTTGGCTACGTTTTGGCTAATAGTTGGCTAGCGTTTGGCTAAATAATGGTTAGATAAATGGATGCGCAGAAGTTAGAAATTTAACTCCAAAAATTAGAATTTTATAAAAATACGTCTAAAATAGTAACCCAAAATCGCGCCAAAACACAACCAAACTTTAGCCAAACGCTAGCCAGATACTAGCCAAATTATAACCAAAAATGTATGTTTACTTTGCTGTTTTTCCCCGACGTATAAAGTATTTAATTTTGGCCGCAACTTTTCTTGGCGAGTAAACATCGGCGGCTTTGAGACGATATAGATGCAAACCTGAACGTCGAATTGCAGCAGAGCGCAGTTTATCGCGATGTCGCTGCCCCGGTGTAAAGTGATAGCCACCGTCAATCTCAATACAGAGCTTTAGTTCAGGCAGATATAAATCAACATAGAATGTTGAATAACGTGTTTTGATTTTATATTGGGGAATAACCGTAAATCCAAATCCCTCAAGTGTTTTTTGAGCTGCACGCTCCGATGGTGGGCGGTTTTGCAGCAAATCAAATTTTCTGTTATCAATACTCATAGTGGAAAGATTAAATATTAATATATGTTAAATAGCTAATATTTTTAGCTAAATGTTTGCTTATTTGCCTCTAAAATACTAACTTTGTTAAGCGTTAAGCAAACAACGCTTAACACTTACAAATTTAACAATTTAAAGTTCAAAAGCATTATGACAAACAAAGCAATTTTAGAAAAAATGATGCGTGGCGCAACCGCCGCTGATGAAGCAAAGATTTCAGAAATTAACAGTGAATATCGCTCAAAAATGCGTGATATAGTTTTTAAGGCTCTGCGTAAAAACGAGGAATTTCACTACTGCTGCGATTTCAGTATTGAAGCATTGCCAATTCATGGCGTGATTGTTGTGTATCTCAGCGATGCAACACAACTCACAGAGGATTGCATTTACATCAACACCGGCCAAAAGGACTGCGTGTTGGAATTTTCAAACACTTTCCGCCAGGTTCTTCACACAGATGATGCCTACACGCTGCGCTTATACTCGCTTTATATAGCTCTCATTAAAGACACCGAGTTTATCGAGGCTCTCAATCAATGCTATATTGATTTCTTTAACGATTGCCGCAAACATCTGAAATTACACCAATTTATTGTTATCGGCGAATAAAAACTCACCACGCAGAAACTTAACGATTATGTATAATATCATTTCAATGAATTATTCAACCGGTGCATCGTTGATTGTGAAAAACGCCGCACAGACACTGAGTGAATGTGAAGGCATCGCCCATGCGATGTGCAAAGATAATATCAAGCATACATGCACGATTGTGATTTCTCATACTGAAAGCGACGGCGGCAAAGACTTCACACTCGTGGATAAAACATACAGCACAGGCGGCGGCCAAATTCGCACAATCATTAACTAAACTAAAATATAAATCATGGCACAAAAAATCACCTATCCGAAAAGCAAAATAAAAACTATTCACACGCCGCGCCCACACATCAAGCGTTGTCTGCGTGTTACTGACAGCAGAGGCAGTGTTACCCACTACTCAGGCATACGCGCACTTTATGATGCGCACAGCAGCGAACTTGATTGTTCAAAAACGGTGTTATACTCACTGCTGCAATACACAAAAGGCAGCGCAGTGGTTGGCTCACTCAGTATCGAGCGCGTCAATGTAGATGCCAATGTAATCAATATTATCGGTATAAAAACTCAAACAATCACAGCACGGCAATGAAAACAGTTATAAACAGCAAAGATTTGCATGGCAACTATTGGCGATTTATCGAGGAGTGGCTTCCTGATTATTCAAGTAATGCAGCGGTTTGCCTTTCAAACGATATAGCTGCATACTTTGAAAACGGCGATAATGCTTCGCCGCAATGCAAAGCAAATATCATCGCTCAT